TCCTTGGCGTACTCCGATTTCAGCAGATAGAACCTCGGCCCAAGGTACTAATTTACAAGCACCTTCTAATAAATCGTATTCGCTACTATCTCCTTGAATCATAGTAGCTTTCTATACTATTTTTTCTTATTAGGGAAGTCTTTAATAACCACAACGACATCTGCCACAAGTGCAACGTCTGCCAAATATTTTATTTACTAATTTTTTAAAAAATTTTTTCATTATTATTTTTGTGATTTTTTAATAGCTTTTGCGGTAGGAGCACCTTTAGTTCCAGGTTTCCTCATCTTCTCTCCTGAGCCTGCAGCTATTCTTTTTTTCTTTTGTTGGATGTTATACCAAAGACCTTTTTTAGCCATGGTTCCTTTTTTTGTTTTATGATATCCTTCTTTCATTATTTTTTACCTTTATGTTTTGCACCTTTCATCATTTTACCGTTTGGCATTCTGTGCATTTTTTCTTTTTTCTCCATAGATTTAGATTCTGATTTTTCATGCTTCATCATAGCGGATTTAGATTTATATGTTTCTTTTCCACCGTATTCTTTTATGTTTTTCTTTTTCATTAGTTGTTCTCCTTTTTACAGTTACAGTTGTGACTACATTTACATGGAATGATTTTAAATATCTTACAAATCATCCATCGCAATATATTAAGTACTGTACAAGCTACCCAAATAATTGCATCTTTTATTTTTATTAGTATGTTCATATTATTTTCCTTTTGTTAATGTTTTATTATATGCCCATTCTTTAATATAGTTTTTAATTTCTCTAGTATTACACTCTTTATCCTTAAAAGAAAAGACATCCCTATAAGTAATAATTTTTTTACTTCCAATATTAAAATGTATAGGTTTTCCTTCATAATAAATTAAATACTTAAATGTTTCTTCCATAATTTAACGGTATACTTAATTTTATTAAAAAAGTCCAACATTAAATTAGTTTCATATTTATATATTTCTTGGTAAGTAGCTTCCTTGTTATTAGTTTCGTCATGGCAATAATCATCAAATACTACACAATTTGATTCAATATTGTGTTTGGTACGTCTAGGCATTATTCTTTTGATTTATTAGCTAGTGTTCTAGCAATACTTTCTCCAGATCTTCCTACTACATAACCACCTAATCCAACATTTAATAATGTCCAAACATCTCCTGGTAATTCAAAGGTAATAATAGTTCCAGTAAATACTTTTATCACAGGACCTAAAATATAATTCCATACTAATATAAAAATTAATACGTACATTAACAAAGGTCTCCAACTAGCTACAAACCAATGAGACTTAGCTTCTGCTTCTACGATAGAAGCTGCTGCTTTTAATTCTTCTGTGGATGATTGTAGTAATTGAGTGTTAAGTTGAGCTTTTAATTTTTCGGCAAGATCTTTATCGGGAATAGCTTTATCTACTGTAGAAAACAGCATTTTAGCCAATGGTGCAATCGTTCCTAATGCTGCAAGCATTTAGAATACTCCTTTAAAACCTTTTCCTGTAATTGCTTGTCCTGTACCTCTACACATTCCACCTTCATTAAAAGTAACTGGTTCCTTATCTTCAAATGGTTTATAAGGACCTTGCATAGAAGGCTCTTGTAATTCTCGTTCTAGATCTCTTCCTTCTAGAAGTTGATCGGTCATGTATTTAGGTTTTTTCTTTGGTTTAATATTTTTTTCCATATTACAAATAATACTCTGGTTTTAAGGGTGCGTATATACCTTGAGGGTTAGGCCCTTTTTTAGGAGGTGTGGTTTTCGTTAAGCGTTTACTTACCTTTTTGGTTTTGCCTGTTTTTTTCTCTCGCGACATTGATTTTCTCCTGTGCCACTCTAATTCTAGCAGCCGCTTGTTCTTCTTGTTGTTCTAATTTCATCTTCTCTACATCTAACTTCTCATCAAACTCACCTTCTTTTCTCATGAGATCTTCCATAGATTCTTTTGCTCTTCGTTGAATATCTAATGCTTTTAGGTCTAGTTCTCTTTGTTTCAACGCTACTAACGGGTCTTGTTGTGGGCCGCCTTCTGCTGCCACTAAGTTTTGTGTTAGTTCTGCTACTCGTTTAGCCACCATAGAATTAAATATTACTCTAAATCCATCAGGATCTTGTTGTTGCATCATTTGCATATTTGGATCTTGTTGAACTAATGCTCCTACTTCTCCATGAGCTTGCATCGCAATGTGATCACTGATGTGTCCTTGTAATAATGCATACACCATCGGGTTCATTTGTACCATTCGTGATTGAATGAAAGTTCCGTGAGCCGTGATGTGTGCTTCATGATCCTGGTCTGGATAGGCTTGTAACAATTCCATCTTTAACGCCTTAGCATTCTCGGTTCCTGGATCTTCAGGTACAGGTTGTTTCTCTGGAAGTAACAAAGCATCAATGTTTTTAGTTCCTAATGATTCATATACTCTAGAATATGCTTCTCGTAAGTTGTGCATTTGTGGTGCAGACATAGCAATCTTTAAATTTTCATTCGCAAGTGTGACTCGTTGTGCCATACTCATGATATTTGGGTCTGCTACTGGTATGACATCTACTCTATCGTCAAAATCTGCAACTTTAACTGCACGATCTGCGTTATATACGGAATAAGGATAGACAGGTGGTAAGTAATCTGCAAATACTTTTGCTAATAATCTAAATTCTTGTCGCATTGCGTAGTAACATCGTTTGTGAATAGCACTCATGACTCTCGAACCACGTTCCAAGAGTGCAATCGTAGTGCCAACAGCTCTATTTTGTGCATCTTCGCCTAATTGCATGTCGGCAATCGCAGCAAATCGTTGTCCTGCTTGTACACAGAAGCCCATTAATTGAAATAATGTTTGACTTGGCTCTTTAAACGGTAAAATTTGGAACTGATCTCTAATATTTCCGCCTGGTGCGTCTACATCTCTGAATTCACCTGGTTGAAATGGTTGGTCATCATCCCTGATTCTGATACCACGGCTCTTGAATCCCGCTGGTAAGTTCGCCAATGTACCTGCATCTAGCAATTGTCGTAGTGCAGTCGTAGCAGATCGTGATAATCCACCAATCATATGGATTAATCCAAAGCCATAAAAGCCTAATCCTGGTAAAAATTTGAAATGTACAAAATATTCTTTACGTTTTTTCAATTCATCGTCAGGTGCATAGTTACGATAGATAGATAAAATCTCTTGAGAGCCTTCATCAATGGTAATGATGTAAGGAACTTTGATTTCTTTTTCATCAGGTCGTGGCATTCCGTCTTTTTCAAACTCTTCTAAACTTAAATCTACATGCATTTCTAGAATATTTAATTGATATTCTTTATCTCCACTTGGTTTCACACCTTCTAATTCGTTTAATTTATCTTGAATACTATTTTGTTGTGTAGATTTTTGTAATAATTCTACATCTCTATAGAATCCAGATTTTTGTTTTTTCAAAACATCGTTCTCATTCATCTTCACTAGATGAGTGATTCGTTCGCAATCCATTAAATCAGTTGCATAGTAAGGAACAACTAAATCTTCTGCTGGTACAAATTTAGAAATCGCTCTTTGTTTTAATTCATCATAGTAAATTTTCTTAAATGCAGATCCTGCTAATGGTAAATAAAATAATAATTGATCAAAGTCAGGAGTGTACTCTTCCATTTTTTCCATCAACATATAGTTCATAAAATCTTCTACACGTTCTGCTTGTTGTTTTACTTCTGGAGTTTCAGCCCCAACGATTTGTGTACGTACAGGGCCATCACTCGGTAGTAGTTCTTTATAAGCTTGTGCTTGAAATTGTGTGACCGCTTCTGCTAACAATGGATGAGTTACACCAGATGCTCCAGAAAACGGACGAGTTTGATCGTTATATTTAAAACCTAATAATTCTAAACCTTGAGTATATGTTTTTTCCCAATCGGCTCTAGATACTTTGTCTTTACGGTAATCGTCTAACAACTGAGAAGCAATACGGGCAAGCGTACGCTCGTCCATATCTTCTGCTAAGTTATCATAGAAAGCTACTTGTTCATCAATCGCTTGACCTAATTCTTCAATTTGATCTTGCTCTTCTTCAGGTAACTCTACGTCAACTTCTTCTGCTTGAACTTCTTCCATAGGAAGTTCATTGTTGTTGTCGACTTCAGCCATATTAGCAAATCTTAGTTGGTTTACTATATCCTATTTTTGTTTTAACGTGAACTGATCCACCTTTTTTATATCTTGGATTTACTCTTCCAGTTCTTGCTTCATTGATTGCTTTTACTTTTTTATTAAAAGCTTCTCTTTCAGCAAATCGTTGAGCGGCGTTTCTTTCAATTTTTTTATATCCTGGTTCATTAAAATCTGTAGTAGTTTCTTTGAACACTCCTTCAGTTCCATCCATACTTCCTGATCTTGATGGAGCCATTGTTCCTTTGAACGATTCAGTTTGTTCAAACGTTCCTTCGGTACCGTCAAACGAATCTGCTTTACCCATTTTAGATAATGCGTATGCAGCTCCTAGTCCTGCTAATACTTTAGCAGCATTTTTTAATTTTTTGCTTGCCATGGTTATTCTCCTTAATTTGTTATAACAGTTATTATATTAACATGCAAACCAATTAAGAACTATACTTATAGTAGATCTTTAAGATAATCTTTGCCTTTGCCTATAATAAAACCGCCATTCTTATGAGGATGAGGGTATTTATCTAATTTACTAGATATTTTCTTTGCTTCTTTGACAGCTGATTCAAGATCTTCAAATTGTTTTCCATATTCTTTAGGAAGACTTTCATCAGGAGTGTTATGTTTTGGATCTGGTGTATTATAAAAATATTCTTTGCCTTTAACAAAGTAAGATTTAGTTATATTGTTTTCATGAGCCATTACAATAAATCTTTAAGATAATCTTTACCTTTTCCTATAACTGTACCACCAGTACCAAAACGTTTCATAATAGAAATGTTAACTCCTCTATGTTTACTATCACCTTGTTTGCTTTTAGATGCAGATATATTTAAACTTCCTTCTTCTCTATTAATACCTACATTGACTGTTGTGTCTTTAGAATTTGGAATTGGTCCTTGGCTAGAGTCAAATGATGTAGTGCCTTTAGATATGCTTCCAGTTATTTCTCCAATAGAAGTATCTTTAATTCCACCTATCTCAATTCCTTTTCTATTTGAATTAGTTCCAGCCATTATAATAAATCCTTAATGTAGTCTCCACCTTTAGTAATGAAAGAACCACTTGCAGCTTTTTTCATTTTCTTAGATTGCCCTGCTTCTGATAACGCAATAGCAATAGCTTGTTTTGGATTAGTAACTTTTTGTCCAGAAGAAGATTTAAGTTTGTTTGCTTTAAACTCTCTCATGACTTTAGATATTTTCTTTTGACCATTAGTCATTCCGCCTTTTTTCATTCCTTGTTTTAAATCTTCATATTCTTTTTCAGATGCTCCTACACCAGGAATAGATTTTGCTTTTTTACTAGCTCCAATTATTTTTTCTAATTTTTCTAATTCTTTTTCAGATACTGCTGCACCTGATAATTTTTTAATGTCTTCCATAAATCTCCTAGTAGTACTTGTATTCTTTTTTATAATTGTTTCGTTCTTCCTGATAGTCTGATGTGACATCAAAGAAGTTACCTTGCCTGTATCTTAACACGGCTTGGGTAGTGCTATCAACATAGTCATCATGTTGACCATGAGGAAAGGCGGCACATTCCTCAATAACCTCTTCCGCAAATCGTTCTCCCTCTGGATACCATATGGACCCTGATTCAAATAGCGGGGCTGTAGCATTTACTCTGGTATGTTTATCTTTTCCTTTGCTAGGAACAAAAGGAATTACGGGTATACCCATTCTTCTAAACTCATGCATCAAAGGTTCGCCTGATGCTTTGGCCTCAATGATTACTGATTCTGGTTCCCAAAATTTATATTGGTCAAATGCCATATTCTTTAATTCAGGAAAATCAAATTTACCTTTCAATGCATCTAACAACATTAAGTTAGCTGCTCCACCTTCTTCAGGATAAAATACTCCCCACGTAGTAATAGCAGAATAGTCAGCAGTTTCTTTTGCACTGAATGCTGTATCATAACTTTGGATAACATGTTGTAATGCGGGTACATCTTTTTTCCATGGTCTCCACCATTCTCTTTTGATAATAGCTCCTTCTTCTGAAGTGGGGTTCTGCATATATTGTGCAGACCAATTTCTAATAGGTAACGATGCTTTAACTTTTAGTAGTTCTTCCTTTTCCCAAAATTCTGGCCACACTGGGTTCCCTGATTCTAACAAAGCAGGAAAAGAAATTAATTTCCACTTGTCTGCTTTTTCTTCCTTTTGGTTTCTGATGAGGGTCCCCGTTAAATCATTCTCGGCCCATCTTGTCATAACTAAAACAATAGAGCCTCCAGGTTGTAAACGTTGTCTGGGGCCTGATGCATACCAATCATAACATCGCTCCATAGCATTACGAGATAACGAATCTTGTTCGGTATGT